CTTGTACGATGCTCTCGTACGCCTCACGCAAAATGTTATCTACCTGCTCTTCAAACTCCACGTTGTTCTCCTTGCTTAGCTCTGTACAAAGAGTACTCTTTGCTGCGTTCTACCGCTTCTATCGGTAAATGATTTGATATGCCAATAGCCAAGTCGGTTATCGGACCACGGATATGGTTAGGTGCCCTAAGTGCAGCCACTAACAACTCAACTAACAGGTTCTCCATTACTGCTAAGTCCTCAGTTTGGAACTTCGGAATGTTCATTTCGTTTTCCCTTCTCTTCCATTTGTTTAATTGAATGACGGTTCGAGCACGTTGGTGGTTCAGATAACTCTACATAGGTAACTATCTGATTGTTACAAGTGCTGCAATTCCAATGACGTTTCATGTGTTATCCCTTCCCTGCATATGCATGGCCTGACGTATGTGTATTCTTTCCCAGTCTCCGATAGTGCTGTGTATCTTTCACCCCAACCCGACCCATCACAAACCGTGCATGTGGTGATCTGATCATTGGGTCTCATGTCTTTCAGTAAGGTTTTGATTCTATGTAGTGATGGAAACTCTCCGTCTCTTTCCACAATATCAATAACCCTGCGACACATGTGTACCGATGCAGCCAAGAGTTCTTTGTCCACTCTCCAGCCAGACTTGATTGTGTTGCGTGCTACCTGCCTGTTGGGGTACAGCGCACACAACCTATCAACGAATCGATCTATGTTTTCTGGCAGCATCAATCCTCCTTCTCATTAGTTCGTGTTCTATTACCGATACACAATTGACAAGTTCTTCTTCTTCCATTCTGCCAACGAATGCGCGACGCAGAAACTTTGACACACTAACTAACATCTCGTCTGTCATGATGATTTCTTCGCCCACTCAACCCTCGCTTTATATCTACGTCTTTCATTCAATGTCATGCCACCCCAAATACCGTAGGTAATGAAGTTGTCGATTGCAAAATCTAGGCATTGCTGCTGGACTTTGCAACCTCCACATAACTCTTTGATTGCTTTTCTTTCTGAGCTGCTGTTGCCACGCTCTGGAAAGAACATGTCGGTCGGCATACCTTTGCAGGCTGCCTCGTCACCCCAGCTAAAGTCCTTGTTAAACAAGGAGAACTCATTCATTAATTCCATATCCCATTCCTTTCTATCTTTCATTGGTTTCTATCCGATATCCCAGGGACTCCACCCCGCGACATCGTAAAGGAGTTTGCCTGCTATGAGGTTAGTGAGCGGGTCTAACAGTATAGACTGCTCGCACACCCCAAGTCTCTTGCAGATAAGTCCGTGGTATTGGGCATGATCCTGCTTCCAATGTACCCCGTTAATCTGCAGCAACCCTGTGTCTGACCTATGGTTCCACTCGGAAACCCCAGTTATATTGCAGTTCCCATCAACCATATCCCCGCCAGCACGGTTAGGGCAGCCACCCGATTCCCTCAGGATTATCTGACCAAGCTTCTTCCATGTCGAGCGAGGCCACCCAGCCTGAGCTGCCAAGCTCGGTAGCCAAGAGATATCCCCGTGCTTGAAGGTCACGGGTCTTGGCAAGTCCAGCCTCTCGTGCTTCACGAGCGTCGTTGGCAATGATCCCGATACTTGTATCGAGATTGAATCTGGTGAAGGTGCGATTGCTGCTTGAGCCTGCGAGCTCAGAGTAATCAACCCTACCAAAGGTACGGCTATGCACCGTATAAGTATGTTCATTGTTCCCTCCCATTATAGTAAAACTCCTGAAGTCCTTATGGAATAAGGCTTATGATTTCTGTGAACTCGGTAAGAGTAATTAACACGATACCTTCTGATGTTCCGTCTGGCATTGCGACCATCACAAATGGGCGATTGTCACCCAACGCCTTTGCTTGATCACTCTGTGCTTTCGCGTCTCTGAATCGTGTATAAATCGGACCAACTTGCGCGCCCGCTTTGACCTCGGTACGAAAAGCACCACCCCAATTTTCCTCGTGACGGGTAAGATGACCACCCAACCCAAGTTTCTTACGGGCACGACGTGCTTTTGAATCCCCTTTAGATCTGTTACGTTTACCCCTAGCTGCAGGGTCGCCACAGTTGCGAATCCTACGCGCACCGTCACGACTGGGGCGCCCGAGTGTTCCGAATAGGGGACATCCCGTTGCGTTGCACTTATCTTGGTTGCCTTCACAGTAACCCTTCCTTTCATCCATTGTATTGTCCGAGTGCTTCGTTAAGTAAAACTCTAATCGTTTCAGATCTTGTCTTGCGTATCCGTTTGGATACCTTGTTGACCTGCTTGAGCAACTCGGTATCCAAACGAACAGCGATTAAAGTTTTAGCTATCTTGCTCACTTGTATTGGGTGATAAGCGCTGATGCTTCACCCTTGGTAAGTTCGTCAAGCTTTGTGATGTTGCGATTGACAGCTGCGCTACAGACATCTGCGACTTCTTTATTGTCGGAGATACCTTGGTTGCGTAACACGGCACGTAACATACCCAGTTGTTTAGGAGACGCTGCTTCCCCTGGGTTTTTAATAGAGATGTTTCGTGGTTGTTCTTGCTCATCATCTTCTACATAGGTAGCACCGTTACTGACCAGCTCATCCATGATTTCGTTTACATTGTTCTTTGGGCTGGCAGCCACAGGGGTTGCTCGCTGTACCTTCTGCATCTCTTCACGACTAGGGCGTGCACCCTTGGCTGCGTACCCACAGTTAGCGAGAGCCCTGCCAATGGCGCTGGTCTCTGCGTTCTCTGCGTGTGAGGTGCGGTTTACTGGGCTTGCACCCCGTAGTTCTTCTGCATACCCGCTTGCTACTGGCCTTACATCTTCACGGTCAAAGTAAACCTCTGCTCGTATAAGGATGCGTGTGTCGTCGTAGTAGTGGATGGATGTAATGACCCGACCATCTGTGTGGTCAGCCCAAAACTTTACAAGTCTGTCTTCGACTGTTTCGTAATTATCTAAGTTGAACCCTGGCATTGTTATCTCCTTACCTTTGTTTTAAGAACACGAAAGCTCGTGTCCTTCCTGTATTTTTTTGACAGAGCTGGATGCTCTTTGTCAAACCTTGCTGAATCAAACACATTGCGTGTCTGAGTTTTCCATGTCACCACGATATCGCCGTTGAGTATTCCTTCCTCAGAATTTTTCATCATCAATCCAAGCTCCGCCTTGAGATTGTTTTCTACTTCCTCAAGTTTTCTTTTTGCTTCCTTGGTTTTCTCTAATTGATTGATGATCTCCATTGCTGATGGTGGCAGCATGGTTTGTATATCCGAAGATTTGCTGTACAAGTTGGATACGTTGTCATAGGAAAGCTTGGCTACCTCAGGTACTAGTCCTTGCTCGATTAGATTCAAGAACTCATCAACTGCGCTGATGTGTATCTGTTGTTCATCGGACGTAATGATCTGCGTGTATTGATGCAACTCAAGATCGCTGTCAAAGATACGCCACTCAATCTGATTTGTGCCTGCGCAAATAGATTGCTGCACCCCTTGCCAATACCATTGGCGTGGAAGCACGCCATCCCAGCGCTTCTTGGTTGTCTTGATTTCAAATGGCATGCCGTCCGCACTCATTGCATCAAGTGTCGCAATCATGCGGGCATCACCGTTCTCAAAGCAATACATAATGTCTGGGGTAAGCAAAGCAATGTCTTCTAGATCGGATGTCCATTGGATTAGGACTGGTTCAAGTCGGTTGCCTCGCTCCATTGCAGCGTTGGCTGGCTTGGGTTGCGGTGCTTCGTCAGCAAGTAGTTCTACTGCGAGATCTCCTGGTGTCATGTACTCGTGTTCATTGTGTACTGCTGCTGCGCTTGATGCAGCGATTCGTGATAGCCCTTCGGCGTTGCGCCAACGTACCTCTAACCATTCTTGGCTGCCGTGTTCTGGCTTGTTGATTGTGTATCTGTTCATCCTCTTCCTTTCGTGTAATACAAACGTATCACGTCAGGGGGATGGACACAACCTTTGATTCAAGATTTATTTGGATGCACTTGAATTCTTTGACCATCGCCGTCGGTATGTGTAGAACATGATCTACATCATCGTTCGGGGTGATGCTCTGATATATGGTGATGTGCCCTTCCTTGCCACCATCTGATTGCGGTAGTAGGAATCCTGCCGTGCGCACGAGCACGGGTTCTTGGTCAAGGTCGCGTATGTTGGTCCACGTTTCGCTACCCGAGTGCGCGTCGATCCACGTCACATATATATAGGTGAGCTCATTCTTCGTCATCGTCTGGTTTCTCCCCGCAGATTGGGCCGCGCGGGGGCACACCTTTATTTATGCACGCGCACAGGCGCGCGCGTGTATGTGTCATGCTTGCGCCCTTGGTAGGTATTCGTAGCTAGCGTGAGACATGGATATGATTCGACCCTCGCGGGTTATTGCTATCCATGTCGGGGCATCTGGGTCGCAGAGACATGAGACCATCTTTGTGTCGTCATACTCAAGGATTGCCTTGCACTTCTGGCACACAAGTCTCATAGCCAGCACACGTACTCTGCGGTCACGCGCCCTTTGTCTGGGTCAATGAAGTGGATGCGTTGCGATGGTTTGCCCACGGCAGCAATGAATGTGCGTGCGTATTCGTTGTGTGATTCTGGTGAACCCGTAACAAAGATGCGCCCACCATTAGCCATAGTTAATGCGGTTGGGGTGTGGAAGTGCCCCATGTAGCAATCATCAAATGGTTCTACTACACCCGTGGACCAAGCTGATACTTTGCGCAAGATGTTTCCGAATGAACCGATCTCGTCACCGTGCACCAATAACACTTTGTAGTTTCCGATATGGAAGATCTGATACCAATCATCCGACATCTGCCACTTGACGTGCTTGATATCTTTGCAGTTGTTTGCAGCAATTTGGTAAGCCATGCGATCAATGTTGTCACCTGCTGGCATCTCACCTTTTTTACCTAGTCTGCCATGGTTGCCAAACTCACACACGACTGTGACTTTCTCAAACGATTGGGCAAGCGAGCGAATGCATCCCTCAATGATGCGAACCACCTCGAACAACTGTTCGTATAGATGTGCGCTCACCTCATATTGTTGGCCTGGAAATATTCCAACACCCTCCACCATGTCGCCACCCAGCATCACTACGCATTCCCTAACTGGATGATGTGCTCGTTGAATCTCGGTAAGAGACAACACCTTTTTGATCATCGCCTCCATGCGGGACGACAACGCAGGGATGTCGTATGAAATAGTTTTCTTGCCAGCTTGCCAATCGGTAAGATGAACAAGAGCTACTTCTGGTTTACCTTTCCTTGCATCCTTGAGTGGAGGAATAATCTTTGGGCGTGGAGTGGATAGCAGCGAGTTAGCTGCTGCTTCATACACAGCTTCTATTAGGTTGGCTGTCTTGAACTTTGCTTTTGCTTCAGCTCTTTGGCTATGCAACAATGCTTTCTTTAATTCAATTAGATTACTTTCGAGTTGGATAACCTCATTGAATTTGCTCACGTTATCTCCAGCGTTGGATAGTCATGTTGGATACTTGTACCCCGAACTCTCGGAGCGTGGATCCAATGGCTGCCGATGAAACAGATTGATCTTTCAAAGCTGCTTCAAAATCTGCGTACGATTCTTTATCAAGTAATTGTTTGATTGCTTCCCGTGGATTTACTTTGATTTTTGTTTTCAACGATTCTTTGAATTTACTCATGTTTCCTCCCGTTTGTTAAGTGTAACCCAGAGGGCAAAGGAAGGGAAGAACCAAAACCCCTCTGGGCTACGATGAAACTATAGTACACATGTTGCAAAGTTGCAAGCATTACGCTACTGTGTGAACACAATTTATTAGGCGCATGGTTGTGCCCCTGTCGCAAGGGGTGGGACGTAAACAGGGGAACCTGGGTCGATTGCCACGTCATGTGGCAAGGCGCTGTGATTGAAATAGGGAGTCGGACTGTGGCAACCCGACGGGGGGCACAGACAGGTCTAACTAACTGCGGTTATGTTCCTTGATGTGGTCGTTGAGTTTGTTCTCAACTTTGTCCACCTTCGTTTCAACTCTTCCTACACTTCTATATATATGGGAAAGCATCCCCGCAACTACAGCGTGATCTTCTTTGTTCTCTTTACGGAACTGTGCAATTAAAGCAACCAACACTCCACCTACCGTAGTAACTACAGCAGAGAGTACTAGCGCCCAGCCCCCGTCCATCTCATACGGCTTTCTGTGCATCAACCCATGCCTGCACAGCAGGAGTAGGGTTATCCCCAGTTACCAAACGCAAATGCCATGGTTCTTCTGGAACTACTTCCCAGCTAAATCCAAACGCTGGTGCGTTAGCAAGCATCCACTCAAAACGTTTACCACTTGCCTCGCTGATATCCACAGCAATAGCAAGATTATGTTGAGACGTACCTGGCGCCGCAAGCGACGCTAACTTCTCAGACTTCTTGTACCACTTAACACCATCCCAAGTACGAGTTGAAGCACCAGCAATAGGTTCTTTCTGATAACGCTGCAAGAATGCTGTTGTTTGCATAGCAAGCGTACGGTATGTATCCCCCGCAGACGTAGGCTTAAACGGTTTAATCCCATCAGCTAACGCCTTTGCACGCATCGCATGATATGCATCAGCTGCACGCCAATGAAGCCTACCGTAAGGTTGAATGTCTCGGAGAAGTGAGTCTGGAAGGGCACCAGGTTTTACACCTTTAAGATCCGCAGGCAATACAACCTTAACGATAGGCCAATTCTTTTTCATTACTTCTTCTTAGTTTTAGTACCGAAAGCAGCAGAGATTTCTTCTGATGTAAGTTCACCATCAACTGAAGCAGCAGCAAGTTTCTGTACCACACCAAACAAAGCTGTAAGTCCAGCAACACCAGCAGACTTAACTACATCTACTCCAAGGATTGCACCACCAGTAATAATCGGCAAAGCCGATGCAATAAACAACGAAACAAGTCGTTGTGAAAGGTCCAAAGTTTTAGCAATCATTGAGTTCATTCTGTGTCTTTCTGTGTAAGGGATATTAATGAATGAATTAAAATACCCACACCAGTAAGCAACAGAGCTTGACGCAAAGTTGGACCAGACAAAGTAATTAAAACCATGCCCGTTCCCACCCATGTCCAGGTGTTCTCCATAATGTAGGTTACAATCCGTTTCATTTACGTTTAATACTAGTAGATGGCATTGCTGCGATTAAAGCACCAGCAGCTACAAGGGTTCTACGTGTCTTAACGGGGATGCTCGAGCCTGTAGGCACGTAGTCCTCAA